CCGCAGCCCCAGCCGCTCCCGCAGCCCCAGCCGCTCCCGCAGCTATCCACGCGCAACCTTTGGCAACACCTACCCCACCTGCTCCACCAGCAGACCCCACCGCCGCAGCCGCAGCGTTCTTGGCAGGAAACGTACCACCTGCACCAGTAGCCCCAGCGTTCCCTGCACCAACACCCGAACAGACCGCCGCTGCATTAGCCGAAGCCCAAGCCCTGTTGAACTCTTAAAATAAATACGGCAGCCGAAAGGCTGCCTACAAGGAGACCTATTATGTCTGAGAAAAAATTAGCCCCTATTGTGGATGGTCGTGAAGCCGTGCGCTTTACACAAAACGAAGCCAAAACATTCGACTGCTTAACCAACGCCGAGCTCCCTGAGTGGCAACGCCAGTTCTCACAATGGACATGGTACACACAAACGCCGATTGCGGTATGGCTACCCTACATTGAAGCGAGTAAACCAACTGCGTTGAAGTTAATCCACGGCGATGCGGTGCGCTTAGAGGACGGGGTGGTTGCACAAGTGGTTAAGATGACCCGCGTACTGGAACACCTTTTCAATCAAGGGGTTCTACCAACATCCGATAAGAAAGCTATTTCAGGAATTGTCAAAGTCGGCAAGGAAGTAATAGACTGGCACGATTTCTACGCAGCATTCCAAGTGCAGCAACAGCAACCAACAGAGGGCGTGTAATACCGCTCACTAACAGGAGCGGATGATGGACCTAACATTTCTACAAACAGTTGTCAGCATGAGCGGCTGGAACTGTATAACAGAGATACACCCCAAAAAAGAGGGCGGCACATGGGCAAGAAACAACCCCATTAAGTTCGCGGATGTGAACGCAACCGCCGCCCTTATTCAGAACCTCCAAGCTGGGGGCGTAGAGACTTACTTCGGATTGGCTACCTATGCACAGCCCACGCCTGATGGTAGCGGATTTCGGACACAACAGAACACTCTATGCCTCCGTTCTTTTTGGCTAGACATTGACGCAGGCGAGGCGAAGTTCGCGAAGCACGGCGAGAGCGTATACCGTACACAACACGACGCGCTAACCGCGCTGGCCGCCGAAGTAGCTAAGGGGCTGCTGCCCCAACCAACCTATGTAGTATCAAGTGGCGAGGGGCTACACGTTTACTGGTCTTGCTTAGAGGATATACCACCTGCTGAGTGGCGGATGGCCGCCGACAAGCTCGGACGCTACTGCGCCAGCGTAGGACTGCGGGTAGATAGCTCACGGACTACGGACAGCGCCAGCGTGCTGCGCCCTGTTGGCACGATACACTTTAAATCAGGCAAGCCTGTGCAGATACTTACGACTGGTAGTCTGTTCTACAAGCAGGACTTGCTGGGTAAATTCATGGCGCTGCCAGTTGCCAACAGCCTGATGTCTATGCAGGCGGCTAATCCCCTGATGGGGCTGGGCGCGATGCCATCCTACGCGGCTGGTGTGGCGAACTCATCAATGGGTACGATGGGCGACTACAAGCCCGCCAGCTTCGGCAAGATTATTGACCGTCAGAAATACGAACGCACAGGCTGCGCCCAGTTGTTGTGGGCGTATGAGCACCAGCAGGAGGCAGACGAGCCGACATGGTTCGGCGCATTAAGCGTAGCGCAGTTCTGCACCGTTGATAGAGACGAGTGGATTCACAAGCTGTCGCATCTGCACCCTGACTATGAGCGTGGTAAGACTGAGGCGAAAGCAGCACAAGCCAAAGGGCCTAAAAGCTGCGCCCACTTTGAAGCGCAGAACCCCGACCGATGCAAAGGCTGCCCACACTACGGCAAGATTACCAACCCCATCGTGCTAGGCTACGAGCCACAGAACAGACCGACCATTGTCATCACACCTGTCAGCTCAGACCACACGCAGACCGACACGTTTCTTGTGCCTGAGCTGCCGTGGGGGTTCTATCGCGGGGCAGAGGGTGGTGTGTATACCAACGTCCCCAAGCTGATGCCCGACGGCAAGAAGTCAAAGGACGAGATGGTAGCGTTTGAAGTATGCCGCCAAGACACCTACATCTTTGAGCGGGTTAAGGACACAGGCAAGCAGTTATATCTGTGCCGATACCACTCGCCCCACGACGGAGTGGTTGAGTTCCAGCTAGACAGCACGAACATCAACTCGCAAAAAGAATTCAAGGATGCCATCACAGGCGCGGGGTTGCCGATAGATGGCAACGAACAATGGAAGCAGCTTATGACTTTTTTCAACCGTGCAAGAACCAAGCTCATCAACGACCGCCCAGCAGTAACAGCGGTGGCACAGATGGGCTGGCAAGAGAATGGTAAAGACTTCGTTCTCGGCGACACCGTTATCGGTCGCACAGGCGCACGTCCTGCACCGCTAGGCGACAGGGAAGTAGCACGCAAACACGCTAAGGCGTTCCGTCCCAGCAGTAAGGGAGACGACGCTGATGCACAAGTGGAACTGTGGCGCAACCTACTTCGGGAGATGTATGGACACCCCGCCGCCGTAGCCAACCAGTTCGTTATAGCCACCGCGCTGGGTGCGCCGTTCAGTTCCAAGTACGCGTTGGAGAGCCACGCGGGCGGGGTTATCAGCCTCAGCTCATCAGGCTCAGGGCGGGGTAAAACGTTTACCTGTCAGACTGCGCTGCGTGTGTTCGGCGACCCCTCAGCGGTAACGTTCAGTTCCAAAGATGGTACGACCATCGCAGGTTTGATGACTAACTTAGGTTATCTGAACAGCCTGCCCCTGCTGCGCGACGAGGTTACAGAGATGACCTCGGAAGAGATTGTGAACATGGTCTATGACAGTACGCGACTTGGCGACAAGGAGCGGGCGCAGGGTAGCGACAACGACATCCGAGGCAACCGCAACACATGGCGCACGTTCTTTTATGCCACAGCCAACACCAGTCTCTATGATATGGTAACGCAAGGGCGCGACGTAGCCGATGGTCCTATCCGCCGTATCACGGAAATTACCATACCTGAGCTAACCTACCTGAGAGATGCCGACCGCGCGAGACAACTCGCACAACGACTGCATACCATCAAGGGTGTGGCGGGCTACCGCCTGATAGAGTGGATGGTAAACCACGACGAGCAGGCACAAGCCCTGTGGAATAACATCTCAGCCTACTTCGTCAAGGCGTACAACGTAACCAACGAGGAGCGCTACTGGGTAAACCATCTTGTATCGGGATGTGTCGGTGCTGTGATAGGCGACCAGCTTGGGCTGTTGCCATTTGAGCCTGCTAAGATTTTTGAATACGCAGGCGGGCTACTGGCACAACTCCGCGCCCGCGTCGGCTACCGTGTGCTGGAACAGCAAGACTATCTGTCTCAGTTCTTTATTGACAATGTAGACCACACGCTCACTATCGGCGTGGCTGTAACGGATGATTTCACGATGACTGGGGCAGAGCTACCACGTCGCAGCGTGTATATCCGTGTGGAAGTACCACATGGCATGGCTTATATCAACAGTGGTCTAATCAAATCTTGGTGCGCGTCGCGCCGAGTCGTGCTGGCGGACTTTGAACACCAGCTCATCAAGCGTGGTGGTAAGGCGGGGCAAATGAAACGTATGCTCGCCAACACCGTACACGCAAGTTCAACCGAACCCCAAAAGGTTTGGGCAGTTCCTATCAACCAACAAGGAGTATCAACATGACCCTACTCGTTTACAAAGACGGCGTGCTGGCAGCCGACAACGGCTGCACACGCAACGGCAGCCGCGAGCAATACCACAAGATTAAAACTGTGGAAGCCCGTAACCATTTCTATGTCGTAGCCTACGCAGGCGAGACCGACAGCATTGAGGCGCACCATCAAGATATGATGCGCCGAGCGAAAGCCGACCTGGACATGACCCGCGACTACCCCATCCTAAGTTGCCGTGGTATCGCGGTAAAGCAAGACTTACGCACGGGCGACCATCACGTTTTCACATTCAACTGTTTTGAGGAAGCACGCGGTCGCGGTGTGTGGTGTCCTGAGCATACCAACTTCATAGCCGAGGGCTGGGATGAGGCGGTGCTGGCCGCAACAGCGATGGTAGAAGTAGCGCCCAACCTGACCGCACCACAAATCATCCACCACGTCTCTAAGGTTCACAATTCATGCGATACCAAATATGGCATCGACTGGGTTAATATCCCTGAGGGTTTTACCATCGCTTCCGTTTAGGAGTACATCATGAAAATCAAATCAGTTAATACCCTACACGTCGCCGCCACACAGTGGCTAGATACCGCAGACTTGAACGACCTGTTCCCTGAACACCTACGCAATGTGGTAGATAATCAGCCTGAGTTCTGCGGATGGCAGGGGGTTTATGTTAAAAATAACTTCGCCGTCGCTACCGCTCGCTGGCAGACCAAAACCATCCCCGCTGGCGCGGTGGAAGCCGAGATGCAACGTATGGAACTGAGCGGGCAGTACCAGCACATCTCGCGTAAAGAGCTGAAAGAGACCGCGAAGCAGGTGGTAGAAAAGCGCGTGCCTTACGCGGTTAAAGAAAAGACCATCGTGGTTCTCCGTAGTGGCGACACGCATTTCGCCGTAGGCATCAACATGGATGCTAGGGCGTTCAATTACCTAACCGCCCTAGTGTTTGAGGACGTGTCGTATTTCCTACCCAACTCTGAACCTGTGCTACGTCTACTGACAATGGAGGACGTAGAGTATGTGCACGCGACCACCACGCTCGGTGGCGGCTTTGATGACGTGTTCCTCGTAGGCTCGCGCAGTAATTGGAAAGGCGCTGATAGCGGCGTAGTCTTACAGGGCGGGCAGTTCGTGCGCCTAACCCTAGACCATGTTCGCGGCTCGTGCCGAGACCACAACGTACTGTGCACATACGCCGAGTTCTACGCTACCCAGTCAGGCTGCGCGTTGGGCGTGAAAGGCACAGGCGACTACTCCTATCTTAACGCAGGCGACCTTGAATTTGATTTCAGTCAAAAGGCGCAGGATGCGGGCGACGCTGCGGGCAACGCAGAGTATTGGTATAAATGTTTACTGGAAGCGGCGCAAGGTGCGTTCGCATTTGAGACCGTAAGGAAAGATGAGGCTTGATATGAAACGGGCGACCTTAATCCAATTTGATATTGAGACCCTATCCCTACACTCAACCCACGCCGTGGTTGGTGAGATTGGCATTCATGTGGACCACTTATTCCTTGATACCGATGGTAGGGTACGCGTCGGGTCTGATAGTTTAATGAGTGTTCTCTTGGACATGGAGGAACAACAACACTTGGGCCGCGAACTTGACATCAAGACTATCCAATGGTGGCTTAACCAAAATGAGGCAGCCCGCAACGTGATGGCAATCGTGCATGACCGTAAGCGTGTCTTTGATGCTGTCCAAGCGGTTGATACATTCGTCCGCAAGCACATGGACATAGCCTACGCACGGGAAAATCCAGTATTCATTCTCTCGTCAGCTCCCGCGTTTGATATGACTAACGTGCGCTCGCTTTATGAAGTGGCTGGTATGGAGCATCCGTGGCAGCACTGGCAGGAACATAGCCAACGGACACTTCGTAAGTTGTGCAACCATGAGACCATCCCTCCCCGTAGCGCTGAGGAGTTTTTACATGGTGGCGCGTCTGATGCCGAGTATCAGAACAAGGTGTTGGTTGCACAAATGAACAGCAGCGACGCAGGCGCAATAGCTCTACAACAATTCTTTTTTGGAGACTGACATGGCTAAGGAAATCACACTCAACCTACAAGGCGGCGGTACAGTAACGCTCGACCCCAATACCATCCGCGTGGTATCAGCTATCCCCAAAGGTTCAAGTATCACAACCGTGCTGCCCAACGGCGAGCTAGGCCGCACCTACAAAGTGTATGAAGTCATCAGTCGAATACGGCACATGATGGCACAATAAGAGAAGCCCCCGCAATGCGGGGGCTTTGTGCTGCTACGCTTGTTCTACCACTTCCACATAGAGACGGATGTTGGAGTGAGGGTCGGTATTATGCGGCGAGATGTATTTGGTGTTAGTAAGTACCTTGAACCCTGTTGTTGTTATCTCATACACGTTCAACATGATGTAGCCGATGTACGGTCCAGCAAACTGCGCGAATGGTATAACCAACGGCGGTTTGGCATAAGTCTTACCAAACGGGATTTCGTTGGGGGAGGATGGGTAGTTGTCTGTCATATCCAGCATATCCGATGTAATCTCAATGAACTTACGCTCATTTACGGCCACAGGCTTCGGTGCAAGGATAGCTTTGCCAGTAAAAGGGTTCTGCGCGTGCTCATTATCAGGCGCGTCGCCATACCACACATCATTATATTTAACCCCAGTACACACCATGTCGCGGTTGCCGTTGGCGAGCTCGCGGAACAACAACTGTATACCGTTAATCAACAAGTCTATGGTCGCTTCGCGCTCCGTAAACGCAACCTGAGAGATGGCCTCATACTTCCCCTCTCCACTCAGCGCGATGCTTGCTCCCATATCAGCGGGCGTTATGACCTTAATATCCGTCATACCATCATTCCTCTGTGGCGTACATATAGCCCAACACAGTCTCGCCCGTTGCGTTCACAAGGCGCACCCCGCGAGCAGGCGCAGCCTGGATGGATGCTTTGGCAACGTGTAAGCCTGAGGGGCTGTATGATAAGAGGTTGTCTGAGCGCGGGTCAATTCGTACTTTCAACGTGTTGGCCGCCGTACCGTTGCCATCCAATGTCATACCGTCTGTTTGCACTGGTAGCATATCGGCTACGGCTACTTCGAGCACGTTGTCTTGGCTGGTGTCTTTCTTAATGCCCACAGTAAATTTCAGTTTTTTATCGGCGTATTCAACGTTTTTCAAGAACACGTCGGATGTTACGGAGGGCATTAGAGACGCAAGGTCGGTATCAATATTACCATTGTTGGTAACGAGGCGGAGTGTTGTACCATCCAGCGTTACGCTGCTCACACCGTTGGGCAAGCCTGTCAGCTTGCTTACATCTACATCATATTTACCCGCTACTTTCGCGCCGAGAACAATGGTCTCGCCCATATCAGCGGGGGTTACTACACGGAAATCCGTTGCCATAATTAAGTTCCTTATTCAAGAGTTGCAACAATCGCCACGGTACGACTACCGTCGGCGTTCAAAACTTTCAAGCTGCCTACGTTGGCAGGTTCAGCTTTGGGCATGGTAAACGTCTGTGTTGAGTTGTCAGACTTGGTAACAACAAGCTGCGTTCCCTCCACCTTGACATCTACCACCCCTACGGCGGTCGAGCCGCCCGCGTTTAGGCCACAGTTTATTTTTACGATTGACATGGTTTACCTCCATGAGAAGCCAATCCGACTATCCTGTGTCCAGCCCATACGCCACAACATCGACTTCCGCTTGGTCGGGTCTGAGGCAACAAGATGTTCTTTCAGATAGTCCTCCCGTTGCAGCAGGTAGTAGATGTTGCCGTCGCGCATGAACCCCACGATGATGTCGCTTTGGCCAGAAAACGACTGGCGCACACGGTCTAGGACAACCCTAGGGCAACGCGCACCCTCAGGCAGCGCTCGCTGTTGATACCCTTGCTTGTTGTAAGCATATAGGTACGGCCGCCCTGCCACGGTGTAGGCGATAACCACATTCATGTTCTGGTCGAAGCAGAAATCAATCTGCTCAATGTTCGGCAGAGCCAGTACCAGTTTATGTTCTGTGGTATCTGTGCGGTTCAGATACACGCCGTCGGGTTTGATATAGGCCCGCCATGTGTAGACGAACCAGTCTTGGGTAACATCCCCCAACGCCACGCCGCCTTGGGAGAACGCCTCGGTCGTACCATAATACCCCGCCCGTGGTGGCTTGAAGTGGTGGATGTCGGATTGGATGAGTGTGTCGTCAGGCAGCATGATTAGTTACCATCCCAGCGGGTTACAAAGAAATCCAGCGTGAACGACAGGATTTGTGTTGCCGTTTTCATCAGCGCCGCACCATCAGACTTACGGAAAAAGGCGACATACACAGTAGCAGTTGAATTGCTATTATACCCGTTTGGTGTAGGCATACCGATAGCAAGAACACGGATGCCGTTATTGGCTACGCCGAAATAGGGGGACAGGCTGATTTGCGTTGTCTGCTTCGTAAGTGTGTCGGGGTCATTGTTGTAGATATTCAGATGGTAGGATGATGGATAGTTATTCTTTTTCCAGTTGGCATCGTTGTACTCAGGGTAGTCGGCATCCCCCCCACGTTGGAGTGAGACTGCTTTATTTGCTAAGAAGTTAGCATATTTGGGATATGTAACTGTCTCCATACTCCATGCGTCGGTGTTAGTGTCCAACGCTTCTTTCGGTGCGAGTGCGCGAATGTATTTGATGCCGCCGATATGACTTCCTTGCCATGCTAACTGCGGGTTGGGCGTGTTATATATCCCGAACAACACAGTATAAGATTCTTTGGTTTCATTACCATCTTGAATGGTGGTAACTTCCACATCTTGCTTGGTTTGACGAATGTCCCAATAGAACTTGATGTAATAGTTCAACTCTAAGATTTCGCCTGGTAGCAGCGTGATTGCAGTTGGCGCGTTGTTCACGTCTTTAATCAGCGCGTGAGTGAACAGGGCGTAATTCGCGTCCGTTGTTGAGGCGAAACCAAGCTCTGTCAGATTAACACCGTTGGTATCGCCGTTCGTAATACGGAAGAATGCTTTGCGGATAGACACAACGTGGTTCGGATGTTCGGAGTTAGGATTCTCCACGGTGTCAGTAATACCCACTTGCATTCTCGGCGCACCCCACACAGCAAACAGGTCGATGTCGTTCTCAGCCACCGTACCAGACCCCGTACCGAGCGCCAAATAATAGCCGAAATCTACATAGCCAGTCATTTTCGCCGATGACTTGGTGAAATACGCTTTGTTATTAAGCGCCAGCATACCGTTCTTGGTAATCAGGTTCTCTTGCAAGGGGATGGTCTCTTTAATACTACCATCCGCGCGGCGTACTACGCCCTCGAACTCGCCTTTCACACCGCCTGTAATAGAATGTTTTAACATGATTTAATCCTTATAGCACTTTGGTTAGTTTAAACGCGTCCACGGCGAACGCGACGGTTGGGTTGTCTCGCGGCACATCAGGGAAACCCCACGCTTGCCGCGAGAGATTTCGTAACAGGATAGGCGTTCTGATAGCCATCTGCGCCGTAGGTATCTCAGCCTCAGTCTGCGTAGATGCACGCGCAATACTGCGCAACGACACTTTACCACCTATCGTCATTCGCGCCGTAGGCATCCCATCATCAGTCTGCGTAGACGTGTGCATGATACTACGCAGCGACACTTTGCCACCCATCGTCATTCGCGCCGTAGGTTTCTCAGCCTCAGTTTGATTGGAGTAGTGAAGTATGCTGCGTAGTGTAAAGCTACTAGGTATGTAGAGTTTAGCTGTCGCTATGTTATCAAACTGCTCAGCATTGATGACGCGAGTAACCCACATACGGTCGGGGCGTTTCTGCTCCGCGCACGCCATCAGCAGCAGGTTAGCAGGGGTTATCATGGTAGCTCCCCGTGCAGGTCGAACACGCCGTTGCCCACATAGACCGCAGTAACCGTATTACCCACGCGGCGCAGAGGACTGGCATCAGTAGGGGAGAACGTAACGTCAGCGGCAGGTTTCAGGAACAGCAGCGTGCCCAGGTCGCCAGCAGCCTTGCGAATGGTAACAACCCGACCAATCTTGTCGTCTGTCGGCTTAGTCAGCGTGATGGTTTGGTTCTGTGTGGATGTACCACGGACGATGGTAAAGCCGTTGTAGTCATCCTGCGTCAGCATGTAGTCGCCCGCTTGGTTGTTGATAGCGTACTGTAAATTCAGGGCCTTATCAAGTAGGCTGTTCACAAGGTCGGAGACATCAATGTTCACTTCCTTGTTGTTATTCATAGTCAGTACGATATTAGTACCATCCAACCGCCCGCTCTTAACGAACACATCGGGTGTGATGAGCGACGACAGGTCGATGTCAATATGCGTACCGTCCTTGAAGTTAAGTTGCAGAGTGTTACCATTGATGACGCTACCTGTGCTGACATAATTGTCAGGGCCATTCACGAGTTTGGAGACATCAATCTCTACCTCGCTATTGTCATTGCGTTTCAGCTTCAACTTGCCGCCGTCCAACACGCCCTCTGTGATGTATGTGTTCGGTGTGGGCAACGCGACTTGTACCACGGTTCGGTCATTATGGACTAGCTCCAACGTACCTGTCGCCGCAGCATAACTACCGCTCTCAACGTAGGTGTCCTTTTGTGGCGGAATGGTTGGCGCAAGCCCCGACAAGTCCACATCAACGGTGGTCGCATCGTTCTTAGTCAGCGTCAGCACGTTGTTGGCTAGCGCCGCACTCGCGACGTAGGTGTCCTTAGATGTAACAACCAGCCCTGATAAATCTACCTCCAACTTCTCCTTGTCGGTGCGTGTCAGTACTAGCTTGCTACCATCTAGCTCGGCTTTCTCAACGTAGATGTCCTCGTTACCACACATGGTAACTTTAAATTTATTCATGGTGTTCTCCCAAATAAATCAGCGCAGCATTCGTCAGACCAAACGTGGACAACAGGCGAAGCGAGCGCATAACCAATAACTTGCATTGTACCGTCTTTCTGCTCTACGGCGTATTCTACGGTGTGGTTGCCCCCTTTGGCTGAGTAGATGTAACCAATCACTCGGTCTTTACAATCTACCAACTGCACGTCGGCGGCTGGGTCGCGGATGTCCTCGGGGTGGAAACCATAAACCACTCGTGCAAAGCGGTCGGCACAGCCTGCCTCGCCTCTCTCCAACGCGATATTCAGCGTAGCATGATAGGTGCATGGCTGCGCTCCGCGCCAGCCGCACAGGTCGGCTTCCACCTTGTCGCCTGTGTTGAGCGTCAGTACCAGCTTGTTCTTGTCCACCGCCAGCGCCGTAGGCATAGGCAGAGTGGTCTCAAACTTCTCGTTGTCTGAGCGGGTAACGCGCAGGGTGTCTTTGTTTACCATCTCCATCGCGTTCACATAAGGCGTTGGTTTCAACGCTGCCAGCGACACGCTCACGGTCTCGCCGTTATTCAGCAGCAGTTGTAGCACAAGGTCAGAGGTCAGCGTAGCCTCAGTAGGGAACGTGTCCTTTTTAGCGGCCAGCTTCGCTTCAAGCTCTGCAACCACTACTTTCAGCGCAGCGTCGGTGTCAGTCTTAACCTTGTCAATCTTGGCATCAAGCGCAGCGTCCGCAGCATCGGCGGAGGCACAGTCTTTCATTTTCTGCTTGGTCGGCAGCGCCGCCCCATCACACGTCAGCAGGCCGCCCTGTATCGTACCATCAGCGATAAGCTGGTCTATGATGTCTTTAATCATTAACCGCAGTAACTCGCGGTCTGTCCCACAACTCATTGCGGTTCTCCTTGCTCATCAGGTTTCATTGCAGGACGGCTGCCCACAACGCTAATTGCCTTGTTCGCTGTGTTCGCCCCGACCGTTACGGAGATATACCATGCGAACAAGTCCGAGGACAGCGTGCCATGCGCCGTCTGCCATAACACAATAAGACTGCACACCGTGATACCAATCAGCATACTAACCTTGCTGAGGCTCGCGGTGTCAGTCCCTGCGCTTAATAAAAGTTGTTTGAACATACCATCCCCTATGCTAGTTCAAAGTGTGGTCCATCAACGAATGCGGATTTTCCTGCTGCCTTACGCGCCACGACGTAATCTGATACAAGGTCGCGCGTTGGTTTGGTCGTACCATTCAACGTCTCCCAGCAGCCGCCCCAGCGCACATTGACACCCAGTTCGGTAGCCGCCTGTCGCATGGCATCGGCGATGGGATAAAAGTTTTCCCACGACCACGAGATTTCTTTCGTACCGTTACCATCAAAGTCGCCCCACGGTAACAGGTCTACCGCGTGCCCATAGCCATCAGCCTGTTTGATGTGCTTGCTATTCATGGTACGGCTTGCGCCTGCGGCGACCAGTCGGCGCTGTCTGTCCGCAGTCCGTAACCCCTCGTGTACGGAGAAGTCCTGCTGCGTTAATTCAATCGCGCGTTGTACCACCTGCACCAGCTTGGGGTGTACGCCCACTAGCTTCGCTTTTGACGCGTTGCCTAAAACATAATTACTCATTTTTATCAGCCCCCTTATTAGGTAGTGATTGTACAAATTTAATAAACATCGGGACGATTTGTGGCACTAGGTTGTAAACGATGTCGGTGGCGTAGCCTGCACTACGCCCCATCAGTAAGCCAACCAGCAATGCGCTAAGTGGTGCATTGTTCGGAACGTAGACACTAGCGCCTACTGCGGCTACCGCACCCACAAGGATGTCGGTGCACCGCATGAATATACCATCGTTGGATTTCGCCGCAGTACGCAAGCCGCCCACGATGCCCCCGACAAACGCGAGGTAAGGTGGGGAAAGGAAATCTTGCATACAGCCCCCATGTTATTATTCATCTAAACCCTCACGGATATAATCGGCTGCCAGCCAGCAGAACACGCTCATCGCTATGTAAGTCATCAACGCCTGCCGATGCACGCCGATAGCTGTGAGCCACGCGCTGCTGTAATAAATAAGTGTAGCCAACCATATATACATAGCCGCCGATACTGTTAGGGCTAAGGCTGAGACCCGTCGCCACTTATCACGGTCGCCCAAGAATAATCCCACCCATTGCAGCGCGGCAAGCAGTAATAGTATTACACACAACGCGCTTATATCCAAATGTTTGGCATTATACATTTTAGGGAGTGGTACGACCATAGCTTTCGTTTCATAGAACGTGGCACACGCTGCCAGTAACAGCACGGCATTGATAAGCTCCACCCCCCGCGTCTTGGTTATGAACATCCAGTCCGATGCCCTGCGAACAGGGCGATGTTTAAATAACGGCATACCACACTCCCGCGAACAGAGAAGTTAATAAAGAACCTACCACCACGCCGCGCCAAAACGTGCAACACCAGCAGCGGACAGCGATGGTCTTGTGCTGGCACTCTTGCTCATCCAGCTCATACTCAACCTCAGTACCACGACATGCAAGGTCGGCGAAATCTCCTAGTGGGTTGTAACCACACAACAGGCGTTTATACCAACTGTCATTTTTCATTCAACACCTCCCGCTCTTGTTGCAAGATGGCAACGCACGCATCGCGTTGTTTGACCGCAGTTAGTGCATACTCTCCGAGTTGGAGAATATCTTGTTCAACTGTTGGTTCACTTGCTGTGCGCTCGGTTCGCCCGTCGTTACCCACGCGGGGACTGCTGGCAAGCTGGTCTGTACCAGCGCAACGTGTGGCCGTGGTCGGCTGGCGCAGGCGGACAGTACCACTAGCGACACCAGCGCGTAGGCGCTGTATTTCAGTCTTAGCATCTTGTAACTCCTTATAGTGTTGCTGGTCGGCGGCCGCTACCGCTGCGGCTACGGCTGCTTCCTTACTACGTTGTTGTTGGGCAGCGGCGGTCGCTGCCTGTTGTTTCGCTGCCTCGTGTGCTTGCTGCTGTGCTTCCAGTTTGGCGTTGTAGTAGGACGACGTGAACGACCACGTTACGCCTACACTTACCACACTACATACTGCAAGCAGCGCAGCCATCAGTTTTAAGTTACCCATTATTTAATTCCTAATGCGTTAATCTCTACCAGCGCATCACGGCGGATGGCTTCTTGATTAGCGCGGATGGTTCGCATATCGGCTCGCAGGTCGCGGGCATCTTGGTAACGCCCCTCTGCTTCGGCTTTGGCAATCATATCATGTAGCTGCTTGTAAGTGTAGCCCATGTCGCTCTTAGCCTTTTTAAGCGCCTTGTCGCTCTTGGCATAGATGTTGTATGCCTCGCCTACGGCAGCGCCGTCGCCTGCGTTGAGCACGTCCAGCGTACCGCCTTGGTTGCGGAGACTGATACCCAGCCGCTCGCCGAGGTCTTGCCACGCCTCAGCTCCCTTGCGGTCGATGTGCATAACGCGGGTTGAGCGTAGGAACTCGTCGCCTGCGGCAGCCAGCACGCCGTCGCCGTCGCGCATGGTAGCAGTCTGCGTACGGGCGAAGCTGCCATAGAGACCACCTAAGAACGAGCGTCCCATCACATCCACCTCGTCGCCCGTCATATCAATACCACCACCTGTCGCGCCGTACAAGAACTCGGCGATACCAATACCTGTCTCGCTGGCAGCGGAGGTTGAGCGCTCTACGTCAGCGGCGTTCTGTATGCGCTTGCCGTTATCATCGTAGGCGTAGTCTGACTTAACCTTGCGCCCGAACGTGTCGTAGCCCGTAGCCATCGTAATGAACGCTTGCCCCATCGTAGGCGTAACGGCGTAGAGCGCGTTGGTAAAGGCGTTGTCAGTATCGCCCCATTTCGCAGACGTTACCATCTCGCCCATAGCATGAAGCTGGTCGGTGGAAGCGTCCATCACGTTCCGTCGTCCCATCATCACGCCGACGATGTTGTCCGCCAAGTTCTTAATCCAACCCAACTCGTCAGAGATAGGTATTTGGATGTTCTCGCTTAATACGATGTTACGGTTGCGACGGGGAATTTGGAAATACTTGCTGTTACCAAACTCATCGTCATCCTCGCCTGAGATAGCCGCAGCAGCGGCAAGGGCGGAGGCCACCAGTATCATCGCGCTCACTTTGCGACCATGCTCTGTGGAGAGTATCTGTGGCAGCGTAGAGAACGAGCCTTGCATCACGGCGTTGTGGAAAGAGAACAGATTGCGTACCACGCTATCCGCGCCGTGCTGCTGGAAGTTAGACGTTAAGTTCTTAGTGCCTACGATAATAGCCGCAGCTTTCTCGTTGTTGTGTGGGTTCTTGAACTGGTCGAACAACTCCACTATCTGCTCGGCGGTCATGTCGGGCTTCAACTGGTTGCCGAGCAGGTGCTCGGTGTAAGCACGGAACGCGCCAAGCCGCATAGCGGTCTCAGGTGGGTAGGCGATGGTCTCTGCCACTCGCGCGGCTGTACCTTTAACCTTGTCCTTAGCCTGTGCCAGCAGGTCGGTGCTACGCCCGATATGACCGCTGATTAGGGGGTTGTTGTTAATGTTGGCGAATGCGCCCGTGTTCAGGTCATCGCCGAACAGCATCCCCGCACCGAGGCGTTGGTAGGCTTCCGCCCACGCATCCAAGTGTTGCCCACGCCATGTGCCGTAGAACAGGTTGTTCTTGTTCGGCGCAAGCAGGTACTTCAACGCATAGCCCACGGTATTACCACCGACACGCATCGCGTCCTTGCTGCTCACATACTGCTCGCCGATAGCGCCGCTGATATTCAGGAAGCCTGTCATCATGTCGCGCCCGAAGCCGAACAGAGGGTACGCAGGGTTAAGGGATGTCTTGAACTGATTGAAGTAGTGGTTGAGTGCGCCGACCTTAGCGATGCCAGGATGCAGCGCCTTGCGGTCGAACAGCATGGCGGCTTGTTTCGTTTTCGCTACCAGTTGTACGGGCACACCGTTCACATAAACCGTGGTGCTGGCTTTGACGTTCTTGTCGCTGCCCTCCCACAACGGCGCGCCTGTTGGGTCGTCGGGGTCGATGCGTGGGGTCAAGGGCTCAACGGCGAAGTGTTTGTTCGGCAGGGATAATACCATCAACGCGAACTGTGCCATCTCGTTATTGCGGAACGCTTTTTTAACCTCCGCTTCCCACACGCGGGCGTTGTTGCCTAGCACGTTATCAATAGCGGTAGTACGCCCTTGGCTGTCGTGGCTGTCGTAGGCTGATGTGTCCTCGTCGCGCATCGTCATAAAGAAGCCGCCAAAGTCATAACCTTGTGCAGCCAGTTCAGGGAACGCTGCGTCCAGCTCACGCTTACCACGTCTCATGCGGTCGTGGTAGTCGGCTTGCGTCAGCACACCGCGTGAATGTTGCAGTTCTGCGATGGTACGGCCTGTGGCTGATACCTCGGCTACGATACGTCCTATCTTGTTGCGCTCCTCTACTGATAGCCCTGCGAGTGCTGCCATGAAACGTTGCCCACCTAAATCAAGTTTGCCCACATGGGGGTCTATGGTATTCAGGTCTTGGAAGTTGAACCCCGTTACTGTCTGCGCGGGGTGCTTGTTATTCCTAGCTTGCACAACGTAACGCTTACCGTTGGCATCAGTTGCCCAATGCCCCTCAGATGCAGGGGAGTTCAGGAATATGTTGTAACGTACCGCTTCCTCTAAACCATACAGCACTTTGTTGATGCGCTCTTGGGAGATACCCTCTTGCTGCATCGCATCGCGGATGGCTTCCACACGGTCGCGGAACGACTGCTTCTTACCAGCCACTTGGTCTATACGCCCAGCGTTGAAGTTACGATGCAGGAACGACGTGCCCTCGCCGATGTCGCGGATAAGGCGGTTGAGAACTGTCGCGGGCTTACCAGTTACCTCGCTATACATATTCTCCACTTCGCGCATGGAGGTGTAGATGTCCACCCAGCGCGTCCGCATAACGGAGACGAAATCAAGGAACTTATCCAAGACGGGTAGGTACTGCGCGGGCAGTTTGGCAGCCAGCCACTTAGTCCACTTACGGAGCGTGGGCGACGACAACCCCATCTGTTGTGCGCGGTTCATGATGTAAACCTGAGCTGGGGTTAGGATGCTACCAGTTCGCGCGTCGTAGGTTGAGCCATGTGGTCGGGTGTATTGGTTGGGGTAATTACTCTCTAACCACTCCCACGCTTTATACATCGCGCCGTCAATGTCGCCGTTCAATGGTTCAACATGGACTAGACCGTTCATACCATTTTTCAGGTCGTGCATCCGCACACGCACCTCAGCCAACGCGCCGTTGCTTTCTAATGTGATAGCGCCGACGAAGTTATCCAAGTCATCCGTATAGGCCGCCCCAGCCGCGCGTTGTGGGTAAATCATAATCTGTTTTACCAGCTTGCTCGCGAACTGCTGTTGCCCTTGTGGGTCGCTGCTTGGGGGTACTTGCGATGCCTGAGCCGCCTGTTGTTGGCGAAGCTGCGCGGCTTGTTGTAATGTCTGCTGCGCTTGGGCTGCCTGCTGCGGTGTTTGATTAACTGTGCCGTTGGGGTTGGCGCTACCAGCGCTCTGTTGCGGTTTGCGGGCATAACGTATTTGCAGCCCTAGCTCGCGCTCGGACAAGGTGTCGCCGTTGTTGCGTGCCATCTCTGCCATCGCTGCCTGCTGCTGAGTGCGTGGTAATACGTCAAACGCTGTGATGTTCTCTCGTGCGAGCTGAGCGTAGTATGCAACTCGTTGTTGTGCAGCTTCAAACTCCATACGCGCACGGAACTGTTGCGCTGCCTCAGGTGTGCGTAGCTCGGCGGCCGCCTCAGGGTTAGCCATAGATACTACGCGTAGGAACTCAGCCAGCTCTGCGTCGGTCGTACCACGCTTGCCGCGCCATTGGGCAACCATGTTCTTAAAGAAGCTGATGATTTTGTGAATGAACCCTGCGTTGGCTTTGGAACGTAGTTCAGTCGGTACTTTACTTGCGATACCCCATGTTTCGCGCAGCGTGTTCCATCCTTGCTCCGATGTGCGGGCAGCATGAATCTCCGCCAGCGCTTCCTCGGCTAAGGCGTAGCTGTCAAGGTTAGGGTAGGTGGGGCGCATCGCGCCCATCAGCTCTTGGACAAAGGTGTTCTGCATGAACTTGTCCATCGTCTGCTGGTAGTCGCCCCATTGTGTCAGCTTACCGCGCACGTTCACGTCCATCCGTTGATGCAGCAGCTCGTGGGCTACGTTATAGACGAACTGGTGGTCGGCGCGGGTAGGGTCTGCTACCACATAAATAGAGTTGGGGTCGCCATCAAGGACGAACGCGGACACGTTGCTGTCCGATAGAGATAGGCTGTTGGGGCTAACGAACACGACGTGTTGCAGAATCTCAGGCCCGAACGCGCCGCGCAGCGCACGGGTGGCGCGCGCTATGGTCTCTTGCTGTACGGCGAGAGACTGCTCAGGCTGCGTCATCTGCTCCCATTCATTGCGTGGCGCACGGCGGTCGCGGAACAGGTCAGATGCGAAGTCATCGTTGTAGGCCTCCATGATACCGCCGAGGTCGGACTCGTCGTAGGAGCTGTCAAAATCAAAGTCATCATTAAACAGGTCTTTACCATCCTGCCGTGATAACTCCTCGTCCGCCAACGCGTCAAACGCCTCCTGCACATCAGTCGCGGTCTCGGGTTCGGCGAATAGGCTGGTCTCAGTCTGCGCGGCAGGTTCAGCGTAAGCCGACGCGCCGTGTTTGTTCATGGCGCGGGCAGTATCTTGAATCGCCGCGTCCTCGCTACCGTCTAAGGATGTCGGTGGAATCAGGCTCAACTTTTTTGCTTCACTCTCCGCCACCTCGGGAGCGGCGAAAGAAGCGTCCGTCAATTTGAGTTTGCCATCAGTTAGCTCAACTATTTCGTCTTGTATTGCGCGTGCGCTGGCTTCTGCGTCCTCTGGGCTTTGGCGTTTCGTGCGAGTAAAGTAATCAACAAGCGCTTGGTATTCCGCGCTGTTAGCGTCGCGTAAGAGTGGCGTGTTGTGTCGTACACCTACTTTACGAGAGACCCAACTGTTCACACCATTCTCTTGCAGGAAGTAAGAGTTAAGTGTTTGTACCATACTGCGCCGTGCGCTCGGTCCTACGGAGCGAAGCAACTTGTTCACTTCGGTTACGGTAGCGCGGTCAATCCCCATACTGCCTGGGCGCACGCCATAATGATTTAGCAGCGCAGTTAATGACGTAGTGTCAGCAGGTACGCTAGTCGCACGCGTAGCGAGTTGCGCCATCATAGGGGTAACGACTATATCATCTAGGGTGCGTTGTAATGTCTCATCCACATGGCGTGTGTCTAGGTGCTCGGGGGCAACATCCGTCAGCAGGTCTTGCGCCTGTGCTTGCTGTTCTAACAAGGGGTCGGCGGTCTCAACAGCAGCAGGTTCAGGGTTGGTAATGACGTTGCGTTCTACCACTCTCTCTCGGATGCGGTTGCGCTGCTCGCGCTCGGCGTTGGCAAGGTCAAGGTCTTGCTGCGTTATCTCTCCATCCTCGTAGGCGTCGTGCATCTCTTGTTCAACCCATGCGTCTAGGGCGCGGAACATACGCGGTGCGAGTTGATATAAATCAACTGCGGCTTGGGTAAGTTCTGCGCGTTTAGTATCGGAGAGACTGGGGTCGGTAGCGAGGTTGGCCGCCGCTTGGAAGCGGGCAAGCATTTGCAGACCTGCTTTAACGTTGTCAGGCAGGTCGCGGTTTTGTTCAAGGGCATCAATCGCCATTGTGAAATCAACAGCGTGCTTGGCGATACTATCAATAATTTCCATCAACGCAGCAGCTTCGTTGGTGTTGCTACGCTGGGTCTCGGCGCGGGCAGCCGCACGGCTTGCCCAGTTAGAGAACGCTTGACGGTCTTGGGCTACGCGTTGTTGGAGCGTAGCACGTTCAGCTTGTAGAATGGCCTGACGCTCTGCTTCTTGCTCGGCGAGATAATTGTCTGCGCGAAGCTGCGCGTCGGCTGCCCCTTGTTGTACCATCTGCTCGCGCATTTGGTTTTGGATTTGTAACAAGGGGTCGTTGGCTTGGTTCGCTTCGATGGTTCGCAGGCTGGCCTCAGCCTCACTGCGTCGGTCGGTGTTATGCCGCACGCGGCGTTGTAGATTCTCAACAGGACTTTCCATGCTACCACGTTGTAACGCAGCGGCTAAACCCGCATCAAGGTCTTGGAGTAATCCTGCAATGTGTTGCTCGTCCGCAGCCGCTTGGGGGTCGGTAGCCGCCGCTGGGTCGGGGACATGAAGCTCAGTTGTACCACCTTGTTCTGTGGGAAGTGGGGCTTGGGCGCGTTGCTGCGCCGCCATTTCCGCATCGCTCATAGGGTGGAGTGTTTGCTGGTTTTGTAGAGTTTGGCCGCCGACGGCGGCGGGGTCGCCAAGCAAGTCCGCAGTAGGTGCAGTAGGTGCAGTAGGTGCAGCCGCAGGCTGGGTATTAGCATAAGCCTGACGAATACCGGCTATTGCATGGGCAATCTGTGCATCCTCGCCGCGTAGGGCGGCTTGCTCTACGAGCGGGTCTAGCACACGCAAAACCTCATCAGTAGTTACCCCGCCGCTGTTAGCGTAAGCTGTCTCCAAAGCATCAAGCTGGTCGCCATAGACTGCCAGCATCTCAGGTGTAAAACCAACATCTGCGGGAGTAGGCTGCACTTGATTAGGGTCGGCGGCCTGCTGTACTTGTTGGAGCGGGTCGGCAACGACCTGTTGTGTAAGGTCTGCGGGGGTAGGCTGCACGGCTTGTTGTTCGGTCGCGTCAATATCGGCTTGAAACTTGTTCGTTTGCTCGCGGTAGGATTTAATCTCGTTGTCAATGGTATTAGTAGTGTTCTTGAAATCCTGCGCTAAATGCAGACCACCACCGAACACGCCGAGGGCTGCGCCCAGTACGGCGGCCGAACCCGCATTACTCCATACCTGTTTCAAGTTGATACGGCTAGGGTCAAAGTTACCATTCTCATCAATGGCTTGGGTGGCTGCGCTGGTTACTGCACCAATCAAACCCTCCTCCACGCCCTCGGAAAGCATACCACTACCAATTTTGCCCCCTTTGGTAAAGACATCACGAATTAAGCTGTCGGGCTTCAACGCCTTAGCAGCAGCCTGCTTCGCTTCCTCGCTGGATAAGAACGTTACCACTTTGCTCAGAGTGTCGCGGGCAGCAGGGGTCGCGCCGTTGGCGAGGTCTGCGCCAACAGATTTAAGCGCTTCGTCTAGTGTCAATCCTGCGTCGCTAGACAACAAACGTGAACCAAGCGTGGATGCTTCCGCGCGAGCCTGTGTGCCGATGCCTGATATGAGACGAGAACCTACACCTGATGCGGTGTGGAACATAGTACCCATGCCGTATGTGATACCAGCATTCAATGCGGATGCGCCAAACGCAGTAAGCGCAGCGTCGTCGGTATAGGCGTGTTGTTGCTCATTCCACGCACCTGGCGCGTTCAATACGGATGCGCCAACATCTGCGCCCTCAATCAAGGACACATTGACAAGGGGGTTAGTGGAGGCAGCAACTTTACCCGCGCCCATCAACCCTTGCCCTACCACTTGACGGGTATAACCTGCGGCACGCGCGACTGGATTAGTTAGTGTTGCTAGCCCTGTGGAACGACCAATCGCTGCGCCCGCTAGGGTTTGGATTTCAGATTCTAAACCGAGCTTCGCCGCAGTATTGGCGCTTAGGCTACCAGCTTCTACCGAAGCCCCCCGCCCTACGGCTTGGGCAAGCCCACCCCGCGCCACACCTTTACCCACACCCCGCAATGCACCGCCGACACCCTTAGCCCCCGCGAGCATACCAATCATGTTACCCAGCTCATCGGTTAGGGCAGTTGGGTTATCCTTAATAACATCCCATTGTTCCATCATGCCTTGCGCCGTCGCACGAGCCAGCTCTGCATCCTTGCTCTCGTTGGAGCGGAAGCCGCCCCACCAATCTCGGGCGTTCTGTACAGATTGCAACCATCCTCTCGTGGTAGTTTGGTCGTCTGCCCACAAGTTCCCCATACCGTATTTTCTCGCGGCAGCCGCCAGTCCTTTGTCAGCATAGATAGCGGCGACCGCCCCCACCTCAGCTAGACCACCTATCGCGCCATCCGCGACGCGATTGGCAAAGTCGCCAGCCGCGCCAATAAGCCCACGGTCCTCGGCGTTGAAAATATGGGCGTTGCCTGTGTGCTTGGCTAATGACTCCTCAACCTGTTTGCGAACGCCGAGTTTCTGCGTGGAGTTCCAGCCATTGCGTGTCGCTTGGTCGTCCAACCACGCGTCCAATACTTTCTTGTTCCATACCGTCGCGCCCACCACATCGTTGGGTGTAGCCTTAGCGCCTGTCGTGATGGCGTTGAAACCATGCTGCCCGAACTTGAAGCCGTCGGCTTGTTGCAGAAACGCATCCGCCCACTTGTTACCTGTGGTGTACTCAGGCTTCGCTTCGGCGGGCATACCAAAATTAGGCGCACCCGCAGTCATACCACCTGACTGCATCTGTGCGCCTTGTGCTTCTTGTTGCCGTAGGGCTTCGTCGTACATCGCTTGGTTCTGCGCCAGCATATCGTCAAGCTGTGCTTTGTATGCTGCTGTCTCCTCCTGCTGTTGTTGGGCAAAGGCTGCCGCCTGCTGCTGGGCTAGGAGTGCATCTTGCGCGGATTGTTCTGCTTGCTGGTTAAGGTATTCTAAGTTACCAAAATAACCTTGTACGGGTCTGAACGACATAACGGTGTCCTATTTGTAGTATGCCCCCCAATCAACCTTTGGTGGGTCGGTAAAAAAGTCATCAACCACCTGTGGGGCGGTCATTCTCGTAGGCATTATAGCTGCAAGCTCCTCCTTACTCAACTCAGTAGCAGGGGTAATAACAGGCCCGATACCCATATTATTTTGCGTGGGTTGAGACTTGGGCGCAGTAAAGAACGCCGACGCTGGAACAGCAGCCCGAGGGGTAGGTGCAGTAGCCGAACCACCGACAGTCTGCGCGAGCATCTTGTCAAACTCTGACTGCGAGCGCTTGGCTTGGGCATAGGGGCTGGACGGTAGCGAGGCCCATGTCCTACCTAGCTTTTTGGCAGCATCTTGGAAACGCCCCGCACGAATATCATCAATCGCTCCCGCATCTGCCATAAGCGCGACGGCGGCTAGGTCTTGGTTACGCTGACCGAAATCCTTGAATCCATAGCGCTTGGCGAGACCATCCCATGTGCCTTGCACAATCTGATACCTACCCGAAGCGGTGGCTGTACCTTTTCTACCATCGTTCCATTTGAACTGCCACGCCCCCGATTTGCCAGGGTGTGCGGCGAGACTGGGTAATTGTTTGTTAATGTCGCCACCATAAACAGCATAAGGATTCCGCGCCCCGAACGTGCCCTCGGTGCGTGAGATAAGCGTGAGCATCTGCTGCACGCGGGGGTCGGCGGCATATTGTTGAAGTTGCTCGTAGGTTGCCATAGTTTATCCTGCGGTCCAATGTTTCGGTTGAGGCTTAGTCAGCATCGCTGCGCGTACCACCTTGTCAGTAAAGAACTCGTCCTTTACTTGGGGGACGTACATCTGCGGCGTGGCAAGGTCAGCTTGGCGCTGGGCGAGCTGTTGTTCCTTTTCAAGTTCCGCCATCCAGTCGGTCTGTGGCGCAGTAACGTTGGTCTGCTGTGCGAGCTGTGGGATAGCCGCAGATAACTGGGGTGTGGTTACTGTGGGTAACGCAGGTGCAGCGGGTGTTGTGGTGGGTGTAACAGGGGCAGTAACCGAACCGCCTTTGCCCCCCGCATACTTGTCCGCCGCCGCAGTATTGAGGAAGCGAACGTCTAAGTGCCCGCCTGTCGCGCCCGCGCTGGGGCGGGAATATTCGTCAATGACTTTGAAATCACGCCCCTCGCGCAAACCTTTGGCTGCCATCATCTGACGAATCGCCGCCATCGCTTGTGGTGCGCCCTGACGACCATTACTTAATACCACATCCATCGCCAGCCCCAGCCCGTGCAGACTTTGGGTGCGGTTTCCTTTTTTGCGGAAGTACGCCTCGGACTGGTGGTAGCCATCATTGAACGCCGTGAAGTAACGCAGCCCATTGCCCAGCCCATTTTGGATGTCGTGAGCTAGGGCGTAAGTACCTGGCTGGGCCGCACCGCCCGCGATGGCTTCGTTATGTTTTAAACGCAGTCCCTCGTGAGTGTATGCCATAACTTACTCCGTATCATCTAGCTTGATGCCGTAGCGGTTGAGCAGCGCGGCTGCTACTTTCTTGCGGTTGGGGTCGTCTTTCGGCATCAGGTTCGCACTTTGGATAAGCATCTTAGCGTACTCAACTTCGTTGGCTGCGCGGGGTTGAGTTGGGCTTGCGCCTGTACGTTGCTGGGTTGCGCGGGCAGCGGCTTTATACCGTGCCTCATCCAAACGCGCCTGTTGTACCGCCATCTTTTCATAACCCTGACGCTGCGCGGTATTCAACCTCATCGCTTGCTCGGCAGATTTGGCGGCTGCTTGTTGCGCGGCGGCGTTACTGTTTATCTCCATCTGTGCTTGGTTAGCGGATAGGGCATAACCGTCTTTCAAGGGCGCAGTACTCCCCAACAGCATGGCTTGTCCTGCTGCATTCTCAGGCGACGAGACAATACTGTGGCTTGGAGTATTCACACGAACATTACCGTCCCCTGTACCATAAACAGATGTGGGCGCGGTGGACGAGTTGAACGTATTGCCCATGTAGTCTGCCATCGCGGGTGTGTCCGTGCCTGAGCCGATACCGAGCGCAATACGTTGTTGCTGCTCTGCTTCCATCGCGGGCAGAAGTGTGGTGCTCTCATAGCGGTTGGCAAGCGCGTAGTCCCCTTGTTGCGCGAGCGTACCCGCTAATGCCATTTTCATTGCGGTGTCAAACGACACGCCTTGTGTGCTGGCTATCTGCTGGGCGCGGTTGCGCGTGTCGGGGTCATTCATGGCGCGATACATATCGTTGGTGTCCGCCGCCTTAGTAGCTGCTGACAAGGCTAGGCTGCCCTGAGCGCGTAAGCGGTTCAGGTGCATCGCATCCCATTCATTCAAGATGGGCGTACCACCAGCGGCTACGATGTCAGCGTATTGACGGGCAACAGCGCGGTTCGCGTCGGGGATGTCCAACGCATCACGTCCGAACGTAGGAGTTCGGGGCATCGTGTTGGTCGTAGAGTGTAGAGGGACGTAACTATTACCCCCCATGTATGTACCTGTGATGGGTGTAGGTTGATACGGTTCTGCCGCAGCCACGGCGGGTGCGGAGTATTGCTGTTGCGCTTCTTGTGCCTGCTGGGTAGCCACAGCCTCCGCCAGCGCTGAGTTGAGCTGTGGCGCTGGGGCAGCGATACTGCGTGTGCCGTCAGGGTTTTGTACCACTTGCACAGGCGCGGTTAAGGGTGCGCCGCCCAGCCTGTGTCCTGTGTTGCCGAGAGGCTGTATATATGCTGGGGGGTTTACACCCGCGCCAACTCCACCGATATTAGGGATAACCATTGACGGCTTGACTGCTGCGGCAGCAAGCGCATTTTCTCTATCCGTCTCGGCTTTTCCTAGGGCAACCATACTGGGTATAAAACCCGCTACTGGAATGCCACTAAACGCATTTAGCGCAGCACGATTTGCGAAATCACGTCTCGTTAGTTGTGGTTGTTCCGCCATACCAATCTCCTAAAATAAATAGCTCGCGCCCTCTTGCGGCGCGGTCAAATAGGTTGGGTTACGCTGTTCAACTTGTCGCAGCGAATATAGGTTGGGGTTGGAGCTGTAATATTCTTGCCAGCTCGCATAGCCCGCTGGCGGCTGCCCTTGTTGTGGCAGAGACGGAGCGGTAGCAGCATAACCCCCTAATGTTACGGGTTGCGTTGGCTGCGCTTGTTGTGGTGCTTGGCGTACTAGATTTTGTCCGTACTGTATTTGGCTTGGGTTCTGTCCAAGATTCTGCTGCATCTGCTGAGCATTGTTCATGCTGCCGTTATTACGCATATACTCCATTGCCCGCAGATTAGCTGCGGCATCCTCAGACGCGTAGAGGTTCTGCAAACCCTGCGTGCCATAGGCGCTCGCCACGGCGTTCACTTTATACGGGTCAATGAGCTGCTTGTTCTGAAACTCGTTAAACGCATTCTGCGTACTCAGCCCTTGCAACATGGTATTCTGCCACGCTGGACCGATAGACCCAAGTTGAGAAAGGAAGTTGCCACCGCCACCGAAACCGCTGGCGGTGTTGTTGCTACCAATAAAATATCTGCCGCTCATTATTCAAAGTCCTCTAAGATGTTAGGGGCTGCACCCTCAGCAGGTAGCCCAAAATAAGTGTAATCCTGCATACCATCCGTCTCATCCACACCGTTTATATCTTTCATAAGATTCATGGTGTACTCATAAGCCGAACCGCGCTCAGGGTCAATGGACAACGCAATGTCATCATACCATTCCAACTCGGTGGGCGATAGGTCAGATTGGGCAAACGGAGATGTCTGCCCATCGTTGAACAACCCTGAATCGGCAGTAGTCATACCATCATTGAATAGCCCTGCGAAAGGGTCATCTGTGTATCTAGCCATTAGAATAAACTCTTAACTGATTTCTTAACCGCATCAAGTACGCCCTCGCCGCCAACGTCTTTAACGCCATTGCCTGAACCACCTTTACCGCCGCCCGAACCGCCACCACAATCATCGGCTTTCGCTGCGCTGCTTTTCATGTTCCAGGCGAACAACAAACCGATAATCATCGTGGCTAGTGTACCCCAGTCTGCCATGCTCTCTTTGGCTGTCTTGCGCAAACTCTCGGCGAGCCATGCAGCGTTCTGCCCGTAGGATGCCAACAACTCTGCGCCCATATCCAACGATTTCTGCGCGTCGGCGGTGTAGCCTGTATATTGGAAGCGACGGTTCTCGGTCGCCGTGCGGTCGTAGTTTTGTGCTGTGGTCTGACGATTCTGCCGCGCACGTTCCATGAGGTCAAAGGTTTTGGTTTTAATCTCATAGTCATGCTGCCATTTTCTTTGCCGCTCCTCCTCACGCGCTTTATTGGTTTGGGCGATGATGATGTTTTGTGTGGCGACCAACAACTGCCCGCGCGTGTTGCAATTCCAGCCTGTGTTGTAACGGTTATTCACACGGCACAGTTTTTCAAACTCTTTCTGCTCGGCGAGCGCTGCATCCGCAGCAATACGTGAATGAATACCATCATAATCAGGTTGATAGCCACAGTCGGAGATGGCGCAGATTTCGTCGGCGAGGTTGTCAATGCAAGGCTTCAACTGCTCGCCATAACCATACTCCAAGTCCCCGCGCTGCCAGTTGGCAGTGTTGCGCTTGTCAATATCATTCATTGCCTGCTCGGCGCGGTCGCGCAGGATAGGGACGCGGGCAAGTTCGGCGTGCGCCATCTGCCGCTGGTGTTCCATCACTTCGCGCCATTTTTTCTCAGCGTCGCGGGCTTCTTTCAAAACCTTTTGGCTAGACAGTTTACCGATGATGTTACCAATTACGGAGGACAAAGCAATCCAACGACCATCGTCGCGCTTGGGCGGACGCGGGTACTGAACAATATGGGGGGATGATAGAGAGACCGCATTCGTACCACTAGGCGATACATCGCCGATGGTTACTTGGTTGTCTGTTGCGCCGCCGCTGCTGCCACCACCTTTACCACCCAAACCTGGAATACCGCCGCCTTTACCACCCCCGCTGCCGTTGCCTGGCACGATAGTTAGGTACTCCCTATGTTGTAAAAAATATAGCATAACTTATCCCCTAAGCGTGTCCGCCATCATTCTGTAAATCATTGAGACTTTTCTGTAAGTGTAGCTCCCGAAGCTCCGTTGTACCAGTTACTTTTACCGACCACTCAATGCCGCGCTTCTTACGCTTAATCATCACAGCCCCAGCATGGCGCACGCGACGCGTGTAATATTCGTCGCCATCACAATAAAGCGTAAACGTAACATCCGCGCCGTCGTTGAGAATTTGCGTCATGTATTTACGGAGCGCAGGATGGGTGTCAAAAAATATAGAATCCGACAAATCACAATGCAGTTTTTTCCACATTTCATATTGTGTAATAGCCGCCATGACACCGCGACTAAAAAATGGGATGTTATCTCCTACAATTTTAAATACAGTAGGAAACCAATTAGCTGCATTAACTTCAATACTAGACCACCATGTATAACGCAAATAACCTGTGCCCGCACCCCACTTATAGACTTCCACCCCTATGAGCATGAACATATCCATGTCAGGTGTGGCGTGTGCTGACTTAACTGTGAGCGATAGGCGGCTCAATGATGGTGTGCGCCGTTTATCCGTGGTGGGTAATACTAGCAACAGTCCTGCACGAACACCGTCGCGCTTGGTGTACCAAATAAAAATGCGCTGGTCGTAGCCTGTGATACGCATAGACGTTGGGACAAACCGCGCCCACTCGCGCTCAGTCATATATTCCTCGGTTACGAGATTAACCTTTGCGCCATCAATACCAACAAGCCCCGCTGTTGATGCGTAATAGACCACGCCGTTCTGCACACCCCACGCGAACGGAGACACCGCTGGATAATAGAACTCCAACTCTTTTATTTGCGTTTGTCCGTCATCGCGGATTTCCCCTGCATAGGGGTAGCCTTTGGTTGCGATGGCGATGTCATAGTGGGTGTTGCCCTCAACCAGCGTTGTATGACTGGCAATAAACTGAATAGGATATTGAAGCGTTACGCGGGTCTCAGGCTTATATGCGTGCGGCAGCCGTGGTTCAGATACCCAAAACTGGTCGCCCGACCATACCACCGTTTGCATATTGCGAGCGAGAGCTACACCGTCTAGGCATTCACTTGGGGGCAGGTGGTCCTCAGTAGGCAGCACTTCGCCAAGCGCATTCGGACAGACATCATCAATAAACGTCTTGTCCTCAATAACATCCTCGTCCACATACAGCCACACGGTCTCGCCGTTGCTGGTGGTCGCGCTACGATAATAGCGCCGCTTGATTGCGTTGTCGGGGGGCGTGTTGGTATCTACCACGATTGCGCCGTCGCCGTTTTTGATGTCAATCAAATTTGATACTGGGCTGGGGGCGCTCTCCTCCCCGCATTCATTGACGTATGTTATACGGTAGCCACGCAACTCAGGCGCGTCGGCGAACTCGTCGCAGTCCTCAGGTTCGGCGCATCTCGCCGCCCATTCAGACTTACAGCCCTGTCCTTTTGCCACGGCAGCGGTAGGAGCTTCCTTAGGCGGATAGATACCAACTTTCGTAGCCCCTGTTCCTGCGTCCACCATGCGTGGCGACAGCCGCCATAGCCGCCCGTCGCGCACGAAAAGAATAGTCCCCTTACCCGCGCTCTCGCGGGGGTCAATAACCCAATGGGTATCAACAGGAAAACCGACAGCGTGAGAACCAACCATTGCAAACATGGCGACCTTTCCGCTGTCGGTTATTGGTTGCCCCCGCTCATTTACCACATACTGCTGGAACTGCGGAGCACGATGGGGGCGTAACAGCCCCCCGTATAAATCTACATTCTCCGCGAACTGCGCGTGCTTTTGCGACAGCCCTTGTGGTTTGAGTTTGGGGATTTCGCCATCAAAATCTAAAAACCTCATTAGAACCAACCTACCTCTACGACACCGCCGTTGTAAACGAGTTCTACCACCGTCTCAACGCCTGTGTTTGGGTTGTCAATACCAATCGTGCCATTAGCAGGAATGGAAAACCGAGAACCTAAAATGCGTCCCTCGGTGCGGAGATAAACTTCCGCCCCAGCAGGACCGCTGACAATAACTTTGCCATTGCGATAAATCATACCGAACGAGGCTGTGTGTCCAATAGGACCGCGCGGACCGATGGTGCTGCCTGCGTCTACTTTCGCCCCATCAGAGAGATTGACAATCAAATGTCCATCGCTATCAATATTCAGGTCTGTGATGCCTGTGCCTGCTCGTGGTTTCCAAGTGCCCAGCGATTTCGTACCGCCCGCAGGAGTAATGATAAACAGCTCAAACGTACCATCCTCATGCTCAGACATCTGAATCTTACCTGCGTCATCGCCTTGTGGACCTATCGGACCTGCTGGACCTTGTGGACCTGTATCGCCTTTTTCCCCGCGCGGACCTTGCGCGGCGACCACCGTGCCGATGGTGTGTGAATGCCCCTTGCTGTCTGTCCAGCGTAAGGTGTTGTGTTCGTCGATGGAGATGCCTGTGATGCTGATACCATCCGCGCCGTTGCGTCCCGCTGGACCTTGTGGCCCGCGTCGCCCCTCGCCTGATTTATTCTGCCCCGAACCGCAGCCACAATCGCTATCAGTCGCCAGCTTATTACAATCAAGGCTCAGAGTATTCGTCTCGCAGTCGTACTCCAACGGCGACTTGACATTGATACCAATCTCGCGGGCAATGGCTTGGATGTACTCGCGGCTGGTGTAATCATAGGACACTCGGGCGTTGCTGTTGATACATTCACAGCCGTTGCCGCGCTCCACGGTTAGTACGTCGCCCGCACGGGCAGTAACACGCATTTGTTCACAGCAGCCATCGCAACCCTCAACCATCACAAAGAAAAACTGGTCGCCCGCAAGCTCGGGGAAATATGCACCATGCCCTTTCATTAGGCGGATGGTAGTGTCGCCAAGACGCACGGGTTCTGATAAATAGCCGTAGCCCTGCAAGGAACAGGGCAGGGTTTGTAGTCGCGCAGGGCAGGTATTCATGGCTGCTCCAATCTGTGTGCCAGCAGTTCGTCAAACACCGACTTCGTGAACTCAGACTGCACGCAGCTACCGAAAGAGAACGATGTGGCTACGGTGTCATGCTGCCCACGCTCAATCGCCAACGTGATAGTTGAAGCAGGTTGAAGCTCTGCGGTGTGAGTGTATTTAACCACTTCCAAGATGCTATGCAACCGCAAGACCAAATAGATGTGGTCGCCGATAGGTAGGCGGTTCAAACGTTCGCGCAACCCACGCACAGGCTGCAATTTCATAACAAGGTCTGTGGACTTCAACGGCGCGAGCAGGCGCGTGTCCACAAAATCAACATGGTTTACCGACATTTTTTCTCTCCATCAACCGCCGTAATTCTACCATCCTCGCCAATCGTGATGCAGGTGTTGCAGTCCAAACAATACACACCAGCGTCCACCGTGGTCGGCGCTGTGCCGAGAACACATTGGCGAGAGAACTCGCATAGCTGTGCGGGATTCCACTCAACCTCAATGCAGCTCTCAACCGCCCACGCTTGCGCTTGGGTGTTGTCCTGCCCGCGCACTACATGGAGCACATCGCCTTTCGCAGCGAGAACTTTAACGTGCTCATACTTTCCGTGGCTGCGGATGGTGGCGTAGAAATAGTCCGTCTCAGGTACACGGAAACGAAGCCCCTCCCCAAAACGCACATAAATCTCGGTGGCTTCGGTAGAAAGGGCTTTGGATAATTTGCTGTGGCTAGACCACTTACTTACATTGATTGCCATTGCATTCCTCACAGTTGCCTAGCGGCTGTTCAGTTTCTATATCGGGTGTAGGCACGCAGCCTACACAACAATGTGCTGGCGCGTGGCAAGGCGCGGTGTCCAACTCTACACTTACTGTATTCATTTTCGCCCAGCACTTACGTTTTCTAAACAACCAAGTGTAACAAGATACACCATTCAAATATAAATCTGCTTCATAGTAACCTGCGTCCAGTTCACGGAAACAATCAGACCACACGAAGCATACGTTCCCCTCTCGGTCTGCGCGTATAGGGCACTCCGTTGTCAATACGCGACACAACCCACGCTTGCGGACTTTTAACTCAATGCAGTAAATCTGTGCTGGAACTTTAACAGGTTCACAACCGATGTACTGGTGCAAGGAGAAACAGCGCTCGTATTCCTCATCGCTCAGGCACACAGCATCTTGGACGCGTACTTTCGGTGGACACTTAGGTTCACAAGGGTTATTACATGGTGGGCAAACATCCACACATCCGAAGTCGGGCGGCGGAGCAAAGCAACCTAAATCATCGTCGCACGTTGGGCGAAACTTGTAACGTTCTGCCATCACGCCTCCTTAAAGAAAGCAGCCGCCGTTCATATACAACGGACGGTTGGTGTGGTTTTGCGATTCCTCCGCCCCAGCGTTCTTGATAGCCGTGCGGAACTCTTGGAGATAGAAACGCGCCATCTGCGCGGACTGGGTGTCGTTATCCGTTGGGATTAAATACAACTCTGCAAGTGCGCCCGCGAGCAACGCGTCAGCATACTTACCAATGAAATGGTGCGGCAATTCGCAATCTTTGCCATTTGGACACCAGGAATAATTGACGCAATATCTACCATGCGACAACGACACGCAGTCAGCTAGCGTCAAGCTGGGTAAAGAATAAGATAACTCCACCCAGTAGCCTGAACCGAAACGGTGCGGCGCGGGATGTATCGCTCGCCATGAACTATCAAGCAACGGATGCTGTTCAGGATGACTGCAACTGTAAACGCCTTTTACCTGAACAATAGTTCGCTCCTCAGGAACGTCAATCAGGTAATCATTCATACCACATTCCGCGTCAATATACACGTCGTCTTTCAGCAGATGTGTTTCGCGGAAAAACTTACGGACGCTTTTCTGAATAGCGTTCTCCACATAATTAGTGGGCATATTGGGAAATGTGATAAGCACTTGGCTTTTCAGCTCGTCAAACCAATTCATTTAGTTGCCCCCATGCGGGTTTCGGGCATACGCGTATTTGCGTATCGGTTATTCATGTGGCGGGAATCAATACCCAACAAGGTAAAGGCGGAGTTCAAATGTGCGGCGCTGCGGTCGCGGCTCGGCACACTCTCGGTGTCCACGCCGTAAGCGTAATACAACATCAATTCAAAAATCGCTGGGCGAAGTTGTGAACCCAAATCTACTTCGCTGTCTAGGTTGTCCACGACGGGTGGAACGAAGCATACAATCTCCAACGAGGCGTTAGCACCTGCGGGGACTGGGGGTTCAACGTATAAGGTATTAGGGTCATTCTCGTCGTAGTACCAGCTTTCAACTTTGTAATTCTGGGCGTTGGTCTTAGCGTAACAATCAGGGCAGCCTATCTTGCCGCGCAGGTGCATACCATCCATAGAAGCTCGGCGGGGGAAACTGGTAATTGCGCCAGAAGCATCCGACTGCCCCAAAACGCGTGTCATGTCATGGCAGCGTTCTGGGGTAGTTTGCAGGATGCCCTCAACCAACGGGAGCGAAACTCGTTTGTTAAACTTGTCCTTTTGTGTGGACGCAACAATCTCAACCGCCAGCCTAAAATAAGAAAGCAGGTCGTCCTCACTCCAATGCTCGAACGGAGCGTCAGGGTCTTGGTCCACCAAATAGGTGCTCACTTCATTTACTAGCTGGCGTGCTGAAATCATTTTTTACCTTTTGTCATACCAACCTCGCGGAGCGCGGCTTGCGCGGCTTCGGCGACAGAAATACCTGTCGCAGCTTTACCAACCTCTTTGCGGTCGGCTGCGGCGGCTTCTACAATCTGTGCTTCAACATCCAATGATGGAGTAGCAGGTGTGGGGTCTGAGCCGTCGGGGTTCAGTCCTTGTGCTACATAAAAACGCGCGTTCGCCGCTTCAACTTCCTCTTGCGTGAACAAAGGCGTGAGCAGGCTGTCGCGGGCATATTCGGAGAGCTTGACATTGAGCGGGGGCAGGGAAACAAAACCCGAAGCATCAACAAAAGCAATAGGTTGTTTTGACATATTGACCTCTACATATTATTGGGGTAAGGAATTCTAACATAAGAAAAACCGCCCTGCACGTTTTACAACGCATAGAGCGGTTATCATGAAAGCTATTAGCGACACTCAGGTTCAGGGTATTCGCTTTCACATTCAACAGCAGCACAAGAGCAGCCGCGAACATCAAGGAAATCTACCACTTCAACGAATGCTGTCAAGCAGCCAGCGGATAAACCGTTAGCCGCTACAACAGTCATGCGGATAGAACCGTTGTTGCCCAAGTAAGCACCGTTGCTTGTGATTGCCGTAGCTGGCGAATCGGCTTTGGTAATCTTACCATCGTCGTTGGTGTCTTTTTTGGTGGATTGTTTTGCTGATGCAGTCGCGCCAAATTCCAACACGGTGCGACCAATCACAGACAAATCAATCTCGTCTGTCTCGGCTACCAAATTTTCGCCGTCATACAAACCGAACTTAACTTTGGCAGGAGTAGTAACCTTGTGGGTTGTATCGTCTTTGTCGCCTGTGGCTTTCTTGTTGTGGATAACCAACGCATCTACACGGCTGTCTGCGCTCAGCAAATGGGTGTGTACCACATCGCCGTCGGCAAAAGGGGCTTCCATTTCACGGAAGCGAACCCACTCATCCAAGCCGCCATCGTATTCCCACGGCAACACGAAGTGTTTGTTGGGCAAGTGCCCAGCATAGCGCACCTGTGCGCTTTGACTGTCGGCGATACGAGAATGGCGGTAGCCA